CACCGGTGATGACACGCTTCCATGCCGGAGTGAGCTTCGTGCCACAGTTGATGTACTGATCACCCGTGGACGTATCCGTATAGAAAGCGCCAGTGTTGCATTCTCCGGCACCCGTGCCGGCAGTTCCATCCGTCGGGACACCGGCGTTGTAGTATTCGATGTCCCGTCCTGCGTTTACGATGATACGCTCGAGAGCCATTTGTTCGCCTCCTTATGAGAAGGCCTCCGACACCTTAATTGGTGCCGGAGGCGCCGCCGACGAAACTTACGCGCCGAGAACGCGCGTTGCGAGGTTTCCGTTCAGCGTCAGGACTCCCCAAAGGGCGTCCAGGGAGACGAACATTTTGCTGTTGTTCCCGTCGTAGAAGAGGCGGGCACGAACCGACAGCCCCGTGATCGGGTCCTGAGCGACGAAGATTTCCGCTCCGCGACCGTTGCCCATCATGGACAGTGGCGCCATCGCCAAGGCGAAGGCGTTGCGATTGAATGCGAGTGTCTGGAACTTCGTGGCGCCCGAACCACCGGAAAGGGTGATGGTCACAACCTGCGTGTTGATGACCGCGGATTCCAGCCCACCTCCCTGAACGCCAGGGTTGAAGCTGTCGATCGCGAGAGTGCCTGCACCCGAGCCGTCCAGTGTGACACCAGCCGTGAGAACGTACTGCTGAGTGTGACCCGTGATCACCACGACATCGCCCGCCGTGAGCACTGCCGCAGCAGCAAACCCGGTCACGAGAATTGACTTGGTTCCTGCCACGTAGCCAGGACCGTTGTTGATGGAACCGGCGAGGTCGGCGACCGTGGCCGAGGTCTTGCTCGCAACGTTCTGGTTGGCGAAGAACTCGATACCATAACGAGTTCCCAGGGAACCCGTGATCTGCGTCTCGGCACCGAGAGGGCCGGAACCCTGGAACTGCGAGAAGGCCGTAAGGCCGAGCAGCTCAGCTTCGCGCTTGCCGTCCACCATGAAGTGGAGGTCGTTCATCGGGACCGCGTTGTCGAAGAGCTTCTGACGTGCGGTCAAGATGTCGGCAACCGTGGAAGTCGAGGTCCACGTATTGCTGATCCACGGAACCTGAGACCACAGCGCGCAAAGCGACTGGTCGATGGCGTCGGCCAGAGCATATGCGGCAGGGCGGATGTGTTCCGCCACGATGCGCTCACCCGTGTAGGTGAGTTCCTGGTCAGTGAGGCCGAACTTGACCTCTTTCCACTTGTTGAGCAGAACCGACGCGCTACCGGCCGTCAAGTCCTGAGCCGTGGTCGGCGCGTTGAGCGCCGTGAAAACCGAAGGCCGACGAATGGTGATGGTATCGCCGGGTTCACGTCCCTTGTCCTGGTCGAGTTTGCGGTAAACTCGATTGGCCATCCCCAACGCCTTTTCGAGCGCGATCAGCGCCTCGGAAGCGTAGAAAATGGGATTGTATGCCGAGAGAGTGTTGCTCACTGTGCCTGCCTCCTAAATGAAACTGGTTAACGGTTTCACCTTGGAGCAGCCGTCTCGGCTTGCAGGCACCTTGCATCACGCTATTGCTTGGCACCAAGGTACGAATACGAGAACTACCCGGCCAGGATTTGAACTGTCGCCCCATCCTTCGCCGCGGCTTCTTTCGCCGCTTTGTAGATGTTCAAGTCCGCCGCCTGCTCACGAGTGAGCACATGCTTACTGGTGGGACGATTTCCGGAACCCGGAGCCGCACCACCAGTGTTCGATTCGAAGAAGTCCGGAGCCTTCGTCTTCACGACTTCGAGATATTCCTCAGGAGTCATGGGTTGAGACGGGTCCTTCCCGTACTTCACGGTATCACCGACGAGCGGAACAGGCTTCCCGTCCCGCAACTCCCAGCGAATACCGTCGATGTCACCTGACTTGGCCGAGCGAATGAAGGAAGGGAGCAGCGTTCGCTTGACGCTCGTTGCGACCGAACGAAGAGCACCGTCCACGATCAATTCGCTGAGCTGATTTTCGTTGGCGGCAACCTTGTCCCGAGCTTCCTTGAGTTCCTTCTGGAACGCCGTCTCCTTGGCGGTCCAATCGTCACGCATACGCTCGGTACGTGCCAGGATGACTTCTTCGATCTTGCCTTCGTCGAGGAGCTTCTTGTCTTCCAGCTCCTGAACCTTCGCCAAGGCTTCACGAGCCTTGGCAGGATCGAGGTCACCCATCGAACGCTTCAGTTCGGCAAGCGACCGTTCGAGTTCCTTCGCACGCTCACGTTCCTTTGAGAGTGCACCCTTGATCTTACCAAGGTCGTCACCCTCGCCGTCCACGGTGAGCTTGAACCCGTCACCATCCTTCACGTAATGCTCACGTATTGCTTCGGGCACTTCGTCGAGCGACTTGAGCAACTGTTTGAGAGCCATTTTATCTCCAGAGGAACCTAGTAAACGCTTCCGGGCGCACTATAAGCACATTATCAAGGCTTTTGCAAGGCTTTTTCGCTACCCTTTGGTTTTGGGTAACCGAAAACCCCAAATCTGAACAGTTCCGCTAACGAGATAGCTTGACCACTTGATAAGCGGTAAGCCACGTCGTATTCGTCAATGTCGAGACTTACTTTCACAGTGTAGATACGTCGTTTCTCTTTGCGTGGACGACTCATTGAGTCTCCGTTATTTCGTTGCCTTAAGAGCAACAACCTTGGCGTCAGGTGTTTGATTTGAAGCGGGAGGGATAGTTCCCATTGTGGGTTGAACAGGGAGCATTGGAGGGTTAGCGGCCAACTCCTTAGCTTTCTTCGCGTCCTCTTCCTTCTGTTCCTTTTCGATTTGCTTCTTTTCCTCGTCAGCGTCCACATCTTCGCGCGTCCAGTCGCCGGTCTGGAGGCCATTGTAGAAGGTAAGGAACGAAATGTCACCAGCCTGATAGTTGGCCATCTGCGTCTTGACTTCTTCCGGAGTGGCCTTCATATCGAAGAACTGCTTGTTCAGTTCGATATTGACCTTGGAGTCTAGTGGATCTTTCAGCGTGGTGGGGAGAACCATCCACCAGTCGATCCACTTCGCCACCAAGGTGATACATTCCTCCACAGACTGCGTTGCTGTGCGCAGCGAGGCGTGGTCCGTGACGTGATCCGCGAAGACCTCGGTCGCTGTCTTCCTGACTTCGATCATGCCTTCGAGCATTCGGTATCCCTGGACCGCCATCTGGGACTTCTTCTCGTCCATTGCAACTTTAATGGCACCGAGACCTTGTCCTCCGAATTCCAACATCCCCGCTTTCCCTGAACCACTGAGTTGCCAGACATTGGATGGTCCAATACGAAGAGGGGCGTCCGATTTCTGAGCACCGTCGTCTGCAATCCAAGGCGTCGGAAGTGCTACGAGATGCAGCCCATACTCGTAGTCAGCGGAATTCTTGTAGAACCCAATACTGAGATCGGCCATATCGAGTAGCATGCTGTCCTCGATGGTCATGTTCATCCCCGTGGGGCCGACACATGCGAATGGGATGAAGTCCAAGGAGTCTTTCCCTCGCTTGGGGATAACAGGACCGTAGATAGACCACGTATCCTGTACCTTCGTGTAGATCGTTTGCTGATATTGCCCATTGACAATTTCACAAACTCTGTACTGTGGGACGCAAACACTCTTGAACTTGTCCTTGGGGTCGATTGTTTGAATGTACTCGCGAAGAACGACCATTTCGAGCTTCTTGTCTCGGCCCTTGTCAGAATAACGCCAGTTCGTGATGTCTTCTGTGTGGTAGATGGCTACGAATGGACGATCGTCGGTAATGGAGGATTGTTCGTCAACCTCCGTTACGTCTACGAGGATACCAACTCGGCCCATGTGGACGACTTCTTGGAGGACCTTGGCTCCGAACTGGTCAACGTTCATCTGACCACGGGCCGAAATGTCCTTGAGAACTTCGTCCAAAGCAGGACTTGAATCTTCGACGACCGCGGGTTTCTGATAGACCAACCCAACGAGTCCGCTGACCGTTCGACGAGTGGCGTTGAAGTAGCTCGGTCTCAGCAGGTATTCGTCGGAAGTGGGATAGTTGCCGTATTCCAACCCTGTGCTGAGTTCGTGGTTTGTTTGCACAGAGGGCGTGGTGCTCGGTAAGGGTTGTAGATACCGTGACCCTCGCAACATGATGGCATCGCGACCGTTGTAACAGTCCCGGAGCCGATCCCACTTTAAGATATTGGCCTTGTACTCGTCACAGACGTCATCAACAGGCATTGGTTTCTCCGTTAGCCCCACACGGTGGGCCGAGTACGCACCCCGCGAGACATGATACACAGTTCATTGAAAGCGCAACTCGTGGCGTCTACTTGGTCATCGTGTCGACCGCGATCGAATTTTTCGAGTTCGTCTAGGTATGCCTGATTCCACGGACCTTGTACGATATAAACGTTTCCTGCTTCGCATTGAGCACGAAAAGGACGAGAACGTGTCACCTTGTCCGAGTCTACTTGAACACCCTTGTACTCAAACCCTGCAAGAAGGCGAGTACGTGCAAGGATCACTGACTTGCCACTCGACCCTGGTTCCTTCTCTTCACGGACACTGCATCTCCTACTGTCAGCCTGTGCCGTTTGGAGCATTACCGTGTCAACGTCGGACGGAGACCACTGCCCTCGCACAGCATGCATGATATAGAATTTGCCGTCGCGAGTACGCTTGATCTTAACTCCTACGGTATAGTCACCCTGCCCAGCAGATGCGGCAGTATCCCAACCACGCAATTCGTCACCGCCGATAGGTGCCTCGGCAACAGGCTGAAACCATGTACGTTGAAAGAGCACGCCTCCCTTTGGTGTTGGATCCTGTTGTAACTGACCAGAAGCGAGGTCTTGCATGTCGATCTCCATTTGCCGAACAATCGGTTCAGGAAATAGAGAAGGCCAAAAGAGTTCGCCATCTTCCTTACGTGGATCTATGGGGTCAGCCTTATCCGAAACGAAACGCATTGGGAGAATGATCCATCTGAACGTTCCAGGCTCCCATTTAGACGTTACATGCCCAGTGAGGTCCAACTCGTGAAGACGCTGCATGATAATGATTAGCACAACACCGCGAGAAAGACCGCGAGAGCTAATGGTCCCATCGAACCATTCGTTCGCGGTCGTTCTCTCGGTGTCGGACCGAGCCTGTTCAGAACTGATTGCGTCGTCAATGATAATGCGGTCTGGGTGGAGGCCCGTTCCAGGACCACCAACGGAGGTCATTACTCGCCAACCACCTTTCTGAGTAGTAATGGTTTCGTGAGTGTCACCTTTAATTTCCAGTGATCTAAAGTGCTTCTTATACCAAGGTGATCTCACAACATTAAAGAAATCCTTGGCGTGCTTCCCCGAGAGCTTATAGCCGTAGGAGGCTGTCAGGTAACGGTATTCAGGATGCTTAATCCATTCCCAGGCAGGCCACATCACGTTGACTAGGATCGACTTCATTGAACCTGGAGGAACGTTAATGACGAGGCGAGTAATTTCTCCGCGGCTTACAGCTTCGAGTTCGGCACACAGCCCACGGATATGCCAGTTATCCTTAAACGACGTCTCCGGTTCTATAATCTTCCATGCGGTCATCACAAACGTGTGAAGCGACCGTCGGCAGAGTTCAGCCTCAAGGAATTCGATTTCGTCTTGTAGCTGTTCCCTAGAGAGGCTACTCATTACGTTGTGACTTCTCCTTCAACGTCCACGCTGGCTTCTCTAATTATTAGAGTAACGTGGGCAAGGTCGTTGCGAGTTGCGTGCCAGTGGATTTCCAGTACGTCACGAGTTAGGTCTTCTCCCGTGTCCATGTCGATTACCTTAATCGTAGCAGGACCAGGACCACCTGTGATCTTAACTCTCACCGTATTCTCCTCCACTTAACGTGACCCCTGAGTTCCTGTTTCTTGAGTTCGCCCTTCTCGCAGTCGTGAATGAATTTCCCGTTCTCGTCAGTGACAAATTCCCGGATGACACCACGTCGGCCATCGGCGTAATAAGCCCTAGGGTGATGCACACCGTCAAAGAGAACTATGTAACGGGATGCCCACTTCCTATCACGCCGACGGTGCGCGTGGAGAGTCATGTGTTAACGGAGTGGAATGTA